CTGAAATATCTGCTTCACGCCCCAGAATCACTGCCAGTTCCTGCAAACGTTCAGTCATCTGCTCTTTTGTCATCACATCTCTCCCGTGCGCTAAAGAAAAAGGCGGGAATATCCCGCCCCGTCTTATTTCACCTGAACCACCACAAACGCATCCGGATCCGGCAGCACCATCAACGGCGCAGACTGCGTCATGGTATATTCGCAACCAGGATCCCCCACTTCCTCCCAGTGTTTCGGATAACGAATCGCAGAGGTGATCCCTTCACTCAGCGCCTGATTATCCTGGATTGCGCCATAGCAACGGACGCCCTCCGCCTGAGTGTTTCCCAGAATCAGTGTACCTTCCGGCAGATAACGCTGTTCATCCCCGTTTTCGTCAACATACGTTGTCTTCGCCACCACGACAGCCAGATCGCCGTACCAGCCCTTAAAGGAAACCACGGAACCCAGGTCTTTCAGTGCGGTTTCCAGCTCAGATTTGGAGCCACGGCGGGTATCCAGTTTTTCACGGAACAGTTTAAAACCATTCAGCATACGCCAGACCGTGCCGTCCATAATCGCGATATTGATGGTACCGGAAGCAAAATCGCAGTACGCATCAAGATCATGCGTCGGATCGAAGGTGTCAGCATTCTGCTTTGACCATTCGCGTCCGCCAGCCTGCGTAATGTTATTGGCGGCAGAACGCCCAAAATCCACTTCCACCGTCTCAAACTGCTCGCCGCTCATAGTGTATTTACCCTGCAGAACAGCACTGACTGCCTGCATTTCTTCCACCTGCACAATCGCCTGCTCTTCCTGTTTCAGGTTGTCCGTCAGAATACGCAGACGGCGGTAAGCCGGGTCATTAAGGCGGGCCGGATCTTCCCCCGGAAGACGTTCTACAGCCTGCTGATAATCAAAGCGGTGTTTTGGTTTTACATAACCGGGACGTAACACGCGGGTTTCACCACCACGGCTGCGCAGCACTTTGCCTGACACCACCGGAGACACATACGCCGCAACCGGTGTTTTGCCGGTAATTTTATCCAGCATGACTTCCTGAGTATGGAAAGTGATCGTGCGACGAAAGAACAGCTCAAGAAACAGCGCACGAAATTTCACTTTCTGCTCGGTGTACCCGAGTAACTGACGCGTGGTAAATAACCCCATAATTTATTTTCCTTCAGAAACACAAACGGGCCGCATCGCGACCCGTTTTTTCAGTTAATCACTTCACCATCAGGCGTGACTGATGGCACTTCCCACAAATGCGTTGGCTTTTTTCACCGCATCCACCGAACCAGGCCAGACCAGCGACTCAGTGGCAAACGTACCGCTTTTGTAGTACGTCAGCATGGGCTCGGTCCCGGCAAGCGCCAGAGCCAGCACACCCACAGCCGTTCCGGCTTTCTGACCATCCCAGACAACCAGTTTTCCGGTGGCGTCATCCACCATCAGTGGCGTCAGTGCAGGTGTGGCAGCACTGATACCACTGGTGGCTGTTGCGGTATGCGCCGGATCGCTTCCGGCAAAAATGCGCACATCTGCACGCTTTTCCGTGGTGGTTTTAATCATTTTTCAGCCTCCTGATTTATCTGAATTCCGGATATCGCTTACGGCATACTCATCAGCAGGTCTTCCTCCCCGCGCCCGGCAGTTCCGCCACCGGAAACCGCACTGGCAGCATGCTGTGCCATAAAGCGATCAAAAAGTGTTTCCTGTGACGGTTGCGATGCCGCCGGCGCGGCTGCCAGCAGCGTTTTCGCCTGCGCCACCGTCATTCCTGGCTGTTCTGTCAGTGCCTGTGCAAGTTGTTCGCGCCCTTTCGCCTCCGGCAGCGCCATAATCTGCTCGCCGACACTTGCAGAACCCGCAACCGGTGCCGCCGCCAGTAACGTTTTGGCCTGGTCAACGGTCATTCCCGGCTGTTCAGCCAGCGCCTGCGCGAGTTGTTCACGCCCTTTTGCTTCCGGTAACGCCATAATCTGATCGCCTGTGCCTGCAGCACCGGCAGCAGGGGCTGCCGCCAGAAACGCTTTCGCCTGCGCCACCGTCATCCCCGGCTGACCTGCCAGCATCTGTGCCAGTTGCTCACGCCCCTTTGCTTCCGGCAGCGCCATAATCTGATCACCCGTGCTGTCAGTACCGGCAACCGGCGCAGCAGCCAGCAACGTTTTCGCCTGCTCAATCGTCATTCCTGGCTGACCTGCCAGCATTTGCGCCAGTTGCTCGCGCCCTTTCGCCTCCTGACAATTCAGGATCCCCATCACGCGCTGATTTTCCTGGGCCACCGCTTCAGCAACGGTGAGATTTTTAACAGTCATTGCATTCTCCTTCGTAACAGAGTCATTCAGTGCAGAAACCATCACTTCAACGGCATCTGCAGCATTAATCAGTTGATCAGCCAGGCCTGCATCAATGCCTGCCTGACCGTCATAAACGGCAGCCTCGGTATTCATCACTGCCTCTGAACTCAGCCCCGTATAAAGCGCCACCTTGTCGACAAACATCCGGCGGGCCTCATCAATACGGCGCTGAAAATCTGCACGCACACCTGCCGGCAATGCCTGAATACTGTTGCCGTCAACCTTGTGCTGCCCGGAGTAAATCAGCGTGATGTCCACCCCTTCCTGTGCCAGTTGTTTCTCGTAACTGGTATGCGCCATCATCACGCCAATCGAACCAATTTTTGCCGTCTGCGTGACCAGCCGACGGGTACAGGCTGCCGCCAGCAACATGGCGGCTGAACAGGCCATGTCATTACACAGCGCCCACACGGGCTTCTGTTCCCGCAGACGGTAAATCATGTCAGCACAGTCAAACGCCCCGGCAGCCTGACCGCCCGGGCTGTCGATATCCAGCAAAATGCCGCGCACATCCGGATCATTCACCGCCATCTGAAGGCGGGCCGTCAGGCCGTCATAGCCAGTCATGCCGGAGTAAGGCCGCAGGGTACCCAGTTTATGCACCAGCGTGCCGCTCACCGGAAGAATGGCGATGCCATTCTTCACCTGGTAACTCTTTGCCGGACGCTGACCGCCCGCCATATAGTCAGTCACAGCCAGTTGCATACCATCAGCATCAAGCTGAACAGCCTGCTGAGGAACGGCAAGGCTGCCGGCTCCCATCTCTTTACCCAGCGCGCAAAAGAAAACCCGCGCATAGGCGGGTTCCAGTAAAAGCGGCTCATTAAATGCCATGGCGGCAATATGCGATAAATTACGACGCATCGACTTTTTCTCCCGTTGTCTGTCGGATCTGCTGCTGAAACGTGTCCTTTATCCAGATGGGGCGGGGAAGACCCGCTGCCTGTCGCTCCTGGCTTTCACGCAGTTGCTGGCGGAAAATCTCCTGATAGTCATCGCCCATCAGGGCCAGCTCTTTCTCATACGTACTTAAACCACCTTCAATACGCATCACCGCTTCCTGCACTTCCTTAAGGCCATCAATCGCCATGCGACCGGCACCAATCCACTCGGCACGACACCATCCGGAACGGGCCTCCCAGAATGAAAAACGGGATTTCGGCGGGCGGATCACACCGCGAATAAGCGCTTCCTCCAGCCAGCAGGCAAACATCTGTGATGCCAGTCGACTGGCCACAAATTTTCGTTTGCCCATAAAATACCGCCACGACTCATTGGCGGATGCCCTGGCACTGGAATAACTGACCTGTGAATAATCACGGGAAAGCTGTTCATAGGACACCCCCAGTCCGGCAGCGATGTAACGTAACAGCGCCTTTTCCAGTTCAGAGAAACCATTATCTGCATTCTGCGCTGTCTGCAGATTCAGTGAATCCCCCGGATAAAGATGCGGAATACGGACCCCGCCCAGCTTTACCGTATTGGTGGCGTAATAACGCGCGTAGCCTTTCATGATGGTGTTCAGGGGATTTTTACCGCCATCTCCCACCCCGGCGATATATTCAAATGCTTTTTCCGAATCCAGCGTGGATTCAATCGTCGCGGCATACATCGCCCGCACCACCGCCGACTGCAGTTGCGTGGCCTGCAGCGTGTCGAGCATCTTGAGACGCTCCATGACAGAATAAAACTGGTTGGCCCCGCGCGTCTGCCCGTCCTCCTGCGGCTGAAACACATGGATCATTCCCGGTCGCCCGGAGGGCAGCGTCGCCGCAATCCGCGTCCAGTTGCTGACACCGTAACCGGGCCAGTCATCTTCCTGAACATGGTAGGCCAGTGCTTTTCCGTACCGGTTGATTTCCACCCCGGCACGCATAAAACGATCGCCGGTACCATAACCGGGTGTACTGACACGTTTCGGGCTGATGGTCTTGAATTTCGTCCGGAATAATGACGTGGATTCCGTATCCCATACGGGCTGGACAAAAATTTCACCGTTAAATGTATGAACGCCCACCCCTTCACGAATAAATTCGGTAAACGAGCGACGCCCCTCCACATCCATCGAACCAAACACCGGATCGCAGAATTCCATCCACGCCGCCTCCACATCTTCAATAAAGGCATGTGAATCGGCTTCCGACATCCCCAGCCAGCGCCAGTTGGGCCGGTAACTCAGACGAAACATGTGTCCGACGATATGGTCTTTATGAATTTCAACGGCGTTTGCGGCAATACCGTTATTGCGGACCAGATCATCCGCACGGGCGTTACCCAGCTGAATGGAAGGTAAGAGCGCCACGTCGGCACTTTCCGGTGCAGGCAACCATTCCGCAAGCTGTCCGCCAAATCCGGTACCCCCTCCGGAATACCCCATACTCTGCCGCAATGGCTGCCCGTGAAGATCCACCAGTTCCCTGTTCACAGCCCCACTCCTGCCGGGCCGCGACGCCGTCCGGATACGCCCAGCGCACTTTCCAGCTCTTCAATATACTGGCGTAGTTCACCAATCGTCGCCCGCGAATACTGAACCTGACGCCCGTCCTTACTGACGGAAACCACAGCACGTCCGATCATCAGTTCATGTAATGCCCGGCGGGCATCACAAAGCATTTCATGCGTATAAACCATTCTTTATCCTCCACTCAGTGCAGCCGCGATTTCTTCCAGACTCATCTCATCGTCGTCCTGCTCATCTCTTCTGGCACGGGCCAGTGCTTCAAGATCCAGCTGCCACCGCTGAACTGAAATACGCAGGGCAGCATAGGCATATACCAGGCAGTCGAGGGCTTCGTTGCGTCGCCCTTTTTTATCCCACAGCAGTTTCACCCTGCCATTAACCACCTTCTCCACCAGCTCTTCCGCCACGATCTGACGCGCCTCTTCTTCCGAAAAAATGTCGGGGTTATCCGGAAAACGGAAGGTATACGGGGCGGCTTCACTGGCAGAGACCACCGGCAGGGCAAAACGGGCGTACAGCATTTCCTTGACGGTATCGGAGCCCACCTCACACAAAAACACACCACGCTGGTTGCGCTTTTTGGGCATGGTGATCACCGGCTTGCCGTACACCGATGCCCCTTTTATGGGAAGCACAAAAAAAGTGCCGTGTTTCCTGGAACGCTGATACACAATGTCCTGGTCGATACCACCGGTATCCCAGCAGACACGGGAAATGGAAATTTCAGTACCGTCAGCATGGCGATATTTTTTCCGGATCACCGTATCAACACGTTTAAGGGTGTCCTCGTCTTCCGGTCGCCCCATGATAATTTGCTTATCAATCAGAAAGGCTTCTTCGCCGGGAGCCCAGCCCCAGACATAAATTTCATAGCGATCTTTCTGGGAGTCGATCCCTGCGGTCAGGTAAACCACCCGCAGGGGAACCTGCGCGCCATAGTGGCAGACTTTTTCCAGCAACAACTCAAAGCTCAGTTTTTCTGCCACGGCCTCTTCATAGGGCTCCCCGAGCGTGGTGTTAATAAACGTCTTAACACCGTTCGGATCCTTCAGCGCATCCAGCCAGTCATAAACAATCTGTACCCAGGTGGTGAACGGACTGTACGCCGTCCAGATGTGGAAAGTGACGGAGCGCGGCGGTGGCATCTCCTCATCGCCGGCGCTGTAAAATGCCAGGCCGTCGCGCGTCCACATCCCGGTATTGTCACAAATCCAGCGCCCGTCGGTCTGGTCAAGTTCCGACTGCCGGATCACACAGCCATTATGTTCACACAGGTAATACACCGTTTCCGGTTTACCCTTCTCCCATTTCAGGCCAAATGGCGTCGCATCATCGCCAAACTTCAGATACTGGGCCTCCCCGCAATGAGGGCAAGGGACATAAAACCGCATGAAATGCGCTGATTCATTTGCGGCTTTCTCAATCTGGCAGGAGCCTTTAATTTTTGGCGTTGAGCCACGTATGGATTTAGGCCATACCGAGCCTTCGATACGCTTATCGCCAAGCAGCGTCGGCGAACCTTCTTTTTCCACATCCGGTTCAAACGAGGAGAGTTCGTCATAGCAGACCACATCCACAGATTTTTCACGGTAGTTTTTAGCAGCGGCGCCGCCAAGGCACCAGAAACCCACACCGGAGGAAAAACGCTTCAGGGTGAGTGTATTATCGCGGTGCTTTCTTCCGAACCATGGAGCCAGCTCCAGCAATGCAGGTACATCCCTTATCGTGGGCTCAACATGAGATTTCATGAAATCTTCTGCAGCAGAATCTGTTGGCTGAAAAAGCAGACTGTTACGGGATTTATGCTCAATAAAATAAGCCTCCACCCCCAACAGCATTTTGGTGTAACCAACGCGCGCCGATTTAATCAGATTAACGGTGCGGATCCGGTCATTTCCCATGCTGTTCATAATGGCAACCTGAAACGGCAGGGTTTCCCATTGTCCGGGGGTATATGAAGATTCTTTCGGCAGATAATAATGTTTATCAGCCCACTGAACTGTCGTCAGTGGAACCGGAATATTGAGAGATAAAAGCCCTGTAGCTATCGCACCGGCTGCATTAGCTGCCTTCTGTGCGTCTGAAATCATCAATCCACCTGCCCACGTTTTCACCGGCTTTAGCTGCAACATTGGAGGCTTTCGCGATTTCAGTTTTCACCACATCAAGGTGTGACGGTGAAATATCCGGATATTTACGCTGTAATGTCAGCGGCACACGTAC